GCATGCTACCATCTCTTGCCTCGTTTAGTCCTGTTGTGTCACGTATCATCTGTAAGTAGTAGTTGTAGTTTGCTATTAAGCTCTGAAGCTTACCGCCTCCACTACCACTAGTTATTTCTTGTATTGGTACTCTACCAGGATTCATATCGCCATCGGCAGTCATTGATCTACCTATAACAGAACCTGTTTGGAAGAACATGTTTAAAGCTTCTTGTGGATTATAATTTGTTCCATTACCTAAGTCAACTTCAGCTAAACCATCAGCATCAAGGTAAACTCCGTCTGGAACCATCCTAGACATCACTTGTTGTATTTTTAAATGAGTTAACTGTATCATGTCTGCAAAACCAGTAATACGACTAACCAAAGACTCAACTTTGCCTTTGTACATTCTAGGCGCTACAATAGAGTAGTTCATCTTAACCTTAGTGTAATCACTTTTAGGTCTCATCATGTTTTTAGACATCTCCCACTGTATAAGCTTATCGCAGCCAAGTATGTAAGCTCCTTCGTAAAGACACTCAATAGACTTTTGCATTTTTTGAAAACCACCTTCCATGTTTTCAGGTGGATTAAAAGTATCATCTTTTGGTATTGCTCTTTCACCGCCAGTGCCAGTTTCTTTAACTTTATAAACATCGTTCATATATGTTTTAAAATTAAAGTAAAGCACTTGAACAGTATTGTTATCTTGCTCTTTGTACGATTCAAAAGCAGCTCTATGGCCTCCGCTCTTAGAAGCTATTTCTTCTATTTCTTCTTGATTTAAGTGTGGAAATTGTTTTACTAACTCATTTATTGGTATGCTTTTTACCTCACCAACGTAATATATATCTTCAAAGTAAGGAGAGTCTGTATAAGAATAAACTAAATCAGCTGGATCAACGTAGTCAATAGTAACTCCTTCTGATGTGTTAAAGTTAGTTTTTACAGCGCCAATGCCTAATACTGCTAAATCGTAGTAAAATCTTTTCTTAGTATTTTCGTATCTATTTCCTTCTAACAAAACATTCAAAGCTTGTTCTTCAGCTAGTTCAACAGCTTGCTTGTATGTTAGTTGCATGTGAAGAGCTAATTCTTCTTCGTCACCAGGTAAGGTTGCTGGATCATTATTGTAAAGATTTACACCTAGTTCTTTTTGAGCAAAATCGTTTAGCTCTTTAGACCTCATGTCAGCTAAAATAGATTCCATGTATTCAGTTCTTTTCTGAACACCGTTAGGATCTTGAGAATAAGCTTTAATATCGTAAGTTCTTTCAGCTATACCATTTACAACAATATCAACAAACTTAGGAATAATAGGTACTGGTTTCCAGTCTAAATTTAAGTAAGATAAATCACCGTTTATAGAAAGCTCATCTTTGTATTTTTCTATAGACTGCTCACCTCTAGCATATAATCTAAGTTTATGGAAATCACTTTGATTACCACTGTATCTATTTGTTCTTCCTTGGTTTCTTGTTCTAGCATCTCCGTTTGAAGTGCCATACCATTCAGCTTCTATAGCTTTAGCTATTTTTAAGCCATAATCAAAACTAATCTTTTCAAGATCGCTTACAGCTTGACTTGGAAAATAATTACTAACTACACCTGTGTTATAAGCCATTCTTTATTATTTTAGATGATAATCCATCGTTACTATATTTTGAAACAGTTAAGTTCAAAGGTTGTATTATTCTATCAGCAGTAGGCTTATACAAATTTCTATTACAAGCCATAACAGCTAGTCCAGAACTTATCGAAGCATCATGCTTTGTTCTTTTGTTTATGTTAAACTTAGCCCAGTCATTAAGCGTCTCGTTAAAATATATGCTACCATAAGATCCGTCATTTTTTACTCCAACGTGATCGTTGATATACATTTCAATTGCCGCAGCGTGAGCTTGTTTAATGTCTTCACTAGAGTTTGGTATTCCACCAACTTCTTTTTCTGCAACAGACAACTTATTCCAAACTTTGTCTGGTCTGTTCATACTGAAACCTCTATATCCTCTACGCTTTAAATAGTAGAGTAATCTAGGTTTATTGTTTTCAGCAAGTAGTGGCATGCCATAAAATATTAATGACATTAACACATCTTCAAAAAACATTTCAGCGGTTTGTGGTCTAGCAATATATTCTAAAAAAAAGTGGTTTGGTGGCGCGTCTTCCATTGAGAACTTAGTTAATCCATGCAAAGCTCCATTAGAACCTCTACCATCAACAGTACCGCTAATATCATAACTGTCACAACCAAAAGCACCCATGTGTTCATTTCCTGGATACTTAATTCCATTTTTATTTATTATGTTGTTCTGAAGTCTAGCAGGTGGCACCCAACTTATTTTAAATCTACCGCTAGGATTAGGCGTAAAAACAACTTGCGTGTCTTTTATTCCGTTAACCCACTGAAAGCTCCCCGTTGTTACTGACGCTGAACTTGCAATGCCTTCATTATAATCTATTTGCTCGTATATCTTAACTAAGTTAAATATACTGTTTTTTGTTTCGTCTCTAAACGCGTGTTCTTCTGTTCTTGGAAACTGACGATAAAATTCGTTTAAAGCGTCTTGATCATCTTTTAAACCATCAACTTCGTTTTCCCAGTGGTTTATTACACCTACGTCTATTAATTCACCGTCTGGTCCACAAACATCTCGTTCTGGAGTATTAAAGACGGGCTGTCCATGCTCATCAATAAATCCTTCAAAGTTCCATTCCATTGGGATAAACAAAGAATATAAACCAGATTTTGTTTGACCATTTCTATTTCTTTTTGTGACATCACTGTCGTTATATAATTTTTTGAAGTTATCGCCACCTTTGTCTAAAGCATTTGATGTTGATCCCATCATACATTTTCCAATAATTCTACTACCTAATCTTAAGCAAGTTTTTGTAACTCGCCAATTATTTAGTATATTATCAGGCCTCTCCCACTTACCACTTTCATCGTGCACAAGTAAAGAAAGCTTTTCACCATCATAACTGTTGTCACCAGTGTTCTTCCAGTCAATCGTAGTGTCAAGACCTTTTATCTCTTCTAGCTTTTCGTTAGTCTCTATTTTTTTACGAGTAAATTTACTCGCTGGAACACGATATGCTAGCTCAGACTTTGGTCTGTCCATACCGTCTTGTACTGGTTTGAAAAAGAAAGGATAGTTTATAGATATAGGTACAACCTTATCAGTAAACATCTTCTTAGCATCAGCACCACTTTTAGACAGTATACCATATCTAGAGTCACTTGAAATGGTAGCTAAGTTAACGGTCTCTGCAGAGCTCATAAAAGAAAAACCAGAACGTCTATTTTTTAAGTAACACATGCCGTAGCACCTCTTGTCTACTTTGCAAGCCTCCCAAAACAAAAAAAATAATCTATTAGCCTCTCTAAAGTTTGGCGCACCCACGTCTATTTTACTCCATTGAAGATACATGTAGTGAGTACCTGTAATATAAGTTGGCTTACCATTGTTGTTAAACCAAAAACCTTCTTCGCGTCTATTAAACTCTTCATCTATGTAATCGTGCCACTGTTCTTTTTGATCTTCCGGATATGCCTTCCAGTCAAATATTGTTTTTATCTTTTTAAGTATATCAGGCTTTGGAAGTTGTTCCCATTTATTATTATCATTACTGTAAACGTTTTTTGGAACTTTAGGTAAAGCTATTTTTAAACCTTGAATATCGTATATTTCACCTATCTGCCCGCTGTGAGAAAGCACAACAACGTCATGGTCTTTATCATACCCGTGCTTCCACTTTTTACCTTTATTAAGTCTACTTATTGTAGTCTTTTTTATTGGCTCTATTATTTTGTATAAAGTTTGCTCGTACATTATTTAGATCTACCTTCGGCAAAGCCTTTAAAAACTTTCTCTTTTTTCTCTTCAGTAACCTTACCCTCAAGTAAAGCCTGTTCTTCTTGTATACGATTAAGTATCTCAAAGGCATCGAATATAGCGAGCTTTTTTGTAGCAGCAGCGTTTTTAAGTCTATCGGCAGTAATATCATCATCACCATCAACAATAGCTTCTTTTGCAACTTTAATAAGTTCTTCAACTGCTCTATGTCCAGCTTGGATTATACTCTTCTTCGTCTCCTTGATATTCATATTTAATTGTAATAAGATTTGATAAAACTCTATATAGCCTTTTTCCTTCAAAAACAAATTCACTGTTTGTCTTTGGCCTGTAACCAATTATATCTCCAACGTCTACGGTTCCGTCAGAATACTTTACGATACCTACGTTAGGCTTTTCTAAATCACCGCTATAAATATCCGTTTGTTTTATTGGGTTAATAAAGCAATAGCCTTTAAAACACATCCACTTGCCGTTGCTTTTTTTTAAAAACATTTGATCTGCGTGTATAATATAAGTTTCTTCGTTAAAAAAGTTTTTACTGTTTCGCTCTCTACCTTTTACGTCGTGCCATCTTCTAAATACGTTGTGATGTACTATAACGGTATCACCAGGCTCTAAACCTAAACTATCACCTACCATGGGGCAAGATACGATTGTTGCTTCTCTATTAACGTGTTGATGACTATAAACTTCAGTGTTTGTTATTAGCTCTTTGTCTCCAACTTTAGAAGTATTTTTGTATCTTTCGCCCTTAGGCTTAATCACAAACCCGTAAACACTTTTCATTAATACTCTAAGTTGTATTCTACGGAAACAGCCATGTTTTTATTAAAGTCTTTCCAAGGCAGTACATTTTTTTTCTTTTTAATGTATATAGAAAATTTATTTTCTTCTTCTATAATATCACAAATAGTATGGCCACCGTACACTTCCTGCCCAACAGAATAGTGCATAGCGTCAACTTTGTAATCTTTGCCTATAGTAATTTTACGAATCAGCTTGCTCATCTTCTTGTTTTCTAATAGATCCATCTTGAATGTTGATGTCTCCAGTTCCATATTGTTCTTTAAACTCTTCTTGAAGCTTAGCCAACATACCTTGTATTTCAAAAACTTGATGTAATAGATTGTGTTTTCTAGCTTCAATAGCGCCAACGTCTGCTTGTGCAGTGTTAATAGCTTTTACTAGCCCTTGTAAAGACTTCAGCTGTTCTTCGGTAATTTTGTCTGCCTTAGGTTTAAGGTCAACAATTTTTTCTCCTTTTGGAGTTTTTCTTTTTGCCATGATTTAATTTAATTTAAGTTAATTGTTTATTATCTGCAGTTTTCTACGGCTGCAACCACCCCGCTTGTTATTTGTATACTTACAAAATCTCTATCGTTAGCAGTTATTTTATAAAATCCGTCTTGCAGCAACCCTCTTCTATTATCAGCTCTTCTTGATATGTAAACTCTATCGTTAACTATAGGAGTTGAACCACTACCATTATGGTAATACGTTTCACCAAGAGAGTCTCTACTATCGCAGGCAGCTCTAGCTTGAACTGTTGTTCCAGAAATAGAGCCATACGTTTTAGCTATAACTACTTCTTTTCTTCTTCTAACCAGTATAGACTTGTTTTTACCTCTAGACTGTGCTGATGTATTTGCGCTGCCTAACGCCATTATATAGTAGCCGATCTAGTTATGTAATCTGCTCTTGGTGCCACGTAGCATATAACATCTCCAGCATGTAGCTCTACGTAGTCATACATACCGTATAGAGTCATACCAGCAGGAAACTCTGTTCCAC